TCTTATCATACAAGTCTGGATCTACCATGCCCCAACTTTGATTGAGTTGCCGGGTGTTACTCCAGACTGATTCAAGAGATCTTATTTTTCGTGCCTCCGACGAGTTCAAAATACAATTATCGTATTCATCGATAAAAATTGTAGGATCAAAATCAATGTTGAGTTTTGCGTAGGCAAAATTTGCAAATGGGCGCATAGGGTATTTATTGATACAAAGTTGCATTTCAAACTATTGCAACTTCAATTTGTTTTGGACCAAAACAAATTGGTAGGAGCGGTGGGAATCGAACCCACATTCGCCGCCTTATCTAGACGGTGCTTACGAGGATATAAATCTCGCCCTTAGGCCAATATTAGCAACACTCCCATTATTCTTATAGTCAAGCACCGAGAATGCCAATTTAGACGTTGGGTGCTTCCCAGTCAAAGCCGATGCAGTTATATCAGGATCAGTCGCCGGCCGCTGTGACCCGAATAGTGTTGGCGTCCCAACACGATACCTTATCGATGCTTGACTATAAAAACAAAAAAATGCTCTGCGAACCCCGGTGGTAATTATACCGCATCAAGCTCACACGTCCTTGCAAACAATGAGCCATCACGCACGGCCTCCACCCACTTCCCGACGGGTTCCGTTATCGCATTGCCAGCGGCCTTTTGGTTCAAAGACTACCACCCGTGGGGCACGACCACCACTTCTCCTTCGTCTGGGTCAGACTAGCCCAGCGTTACCCGGGCGGGTTCTTTCTCACATCACCTTTTGGGTGACCGTAATTTAAATGTTGCCGACAACTTGTATTCGGGCACAGGCCCGGCAGGTGCCACAGACTTTTTGTGCTCGGGAAACAGCTGATACACCAGCCATGCCCAGACAGCAATTGCAGTCACTGTAAGCATGCTCAAAAGCATGACTCCAACCCAATACAACACAGTCGTCATACAGTATTTACTTGGCGCACCGTAGGGGACTTGAACCCCTGGCCTCATGCGTGACAGGCATGCGATCTAACCAACTGATCTAACGGTGCATGGTGGAGGTGATTGGGATCGAACCAATTGTGACATAAGTCGGCGGATTTACAGTCCGCTGCCATACCATTACGGCGGCACCTCCGTGAAACTTGCGAAGGGACACCAAGTTCTTGCGGTCGTTTAAGAATAGGCGGCCACAGCCGCACACTCTCCCTTGAAACTGGTACTCGGTACGGGAATCGAACCCGTCTTACTAACGTGAAAGGCTAGTGTCCTAAACCGATAGACGAACCGAGCAATTCTATATGTAAACACACTGATGAGATTTGCACTCCCCTATTTCTCACAATAGGTTACAACAAGGAGTAACATACAGGATTGGCTGTACTGCAAAACAGTGTGTTTACATATAGAGGTCGCTTCACAGCGACTTATATGTTGAATAATTTTTAAAGAACGTTGTCGGTTTCCCAACATAGCCTCTAGTATAACACTCTAGGCTTTTTGTGTCTACTACATAAAGAAAAACCCTGCTAGTTGCAGGGCCTTTGTTGATGTAGTAATTTTTACTTACCGGCAAAGACCCAACAGAACAATCTGCTCATAATCTGAGCTCAATATGGAGTTGAATGCGGTTGTTGTCATCATAGTGTAATTGTATATGATTATTTATATTGTGTCAAGCGAAAGGCTTCAAATTAGGACAAATAGATCAATTGCACAGCACGATCAAGCTCACAGAGCCCGAACCCACTCGGTGGGTCGCAACCATGTGGTGTAGATATGATCTGCTGTGGCTTGATGCTGTGCCAGGTATGGTTCTATACCGGCCACAATGGCTGCACTGTCTTGTACAGATTTGTACAGCTCTCGTGCTTGGGCCCACTTGGGGTCTTCGTCTGCTGCCCAGGCCTGTGCTTTTTCTGCGTCCATTTCGATGTGAAACTGCATGGCTAGATGTGGACCCATGCTCCAGGCTTGGTTAGGACAAGCACTGGATCCAGCCAGTCGTGTGGCGCCCCGAGGCACCGTGAATGCGTCATAGTGCCATTGAATCACTGTTGGTGTGGGTGCAGAACCAAACCATTTTTCAACTTCGGCATGGGTTTCGTATTGTATAGACTGCCAACCAATCTCGGGCCGGGGCGAAGTGCCCACGGTTGCTCCTAGTGCTCGACTCATGAGCTGTCCGCCAAGACAGTGCCCAATCACTGGAACATCCCGAAGCACAGCCTGCAAGATCAATATTTCGGCTTGACGGTTACTCAGCAAGTCATCATTGGCACTCATGCCGCCGCCCATGACAGCCAGGGCTGCATAGGGTTCAATGCTGGCAGGGAATGTTTGTCCCAGCCCAGCGTTGTGAACTTCAAAATTGATCCCGTGTTGGGTCAACCATGTCACAAGGTAAGCCGCCCACTCGGGGGTTTGATGCTGTAGTATTAGGATGGGTTTCATATGGCCTGTTGGATTCGATCAAGTATGATTTCTACTACTTGGTTGCTGAGTACAACTTCGTAGTGATTCAGCGGTAGTTCTATGAGTTCAAAGTCAGTTCTTGATCGCATGCTGTCTATGGTCACAACACCATCGTTGCGTTCGTGAATCCAAGGACTGTCGCCGCAAGTTGTGACAACGTTGGCCCAGCGTGGTGGTGCTGGTAGTTTTTTTGCATCCCGCATGGGATCACTCATGGTACCAATGTCTTTCATGAGTTGGCTAAACGGCAAAAAGTATCTGGCAAAATCAGCCTGTGCACATCCACCATAAGGAGTACTGAGTGATATGCCCCCACGGGTTCGGTCATTGTAGTGATGCGCTAGATGCAGGGCATAAATGCCACCTAGACTGTGGCTGACAAAAAACAGCCGTTCGGCCTCATCCAACTGACCTTTCATAACGCCGAGGTTACGATCGAACCCATCTGCGCTGTTGTATTCTAAAGCTATGTCCGGTAGTTCGGTGTGCTCTCTCACATACTCTCTAATGTGGGTAAAACTTTCGGCGGTGGCACTGGCACCGTGAATGTACACTATCATGAAAATATTTAGTCAAGGAAAACCCGCCGAAGCGGGGTCCGAGTTTCTGTTACGAGGTATGTCTTACCCTAGGCTGCGTTTAGGCTGCCAATGCGAACTGTGAGTCGTTTGCGTTTACTTTTTTTGCTTCTGCGGCCGGGAACCCCCAACCCTAACGGTTTTCACATTACCGAGTTGCCGTCTCTACTATCTAACCCAATCGATCCTGTGTATGGCCCATCATAAAAACACTGTATGCTCTTATGGTGGACCATTCGGGCACTGCCCCCGAGTCTTGGATTCCTTCGCTTTGAAGGGATTACAACTATTCAAATATTTATTAGTCTGCGTTTTTCTAATCGCAGTTCTAGTATTTTTTTAAATCATTCATTATAGAAAACCGGTTCTTTGGGGTTTTGGTAAGCTGGCAGTCTGAGCATCAGCTGGTCCCAATCTTGGATCACGACGAGCAGGATCAAATTGTACATCCTGACTGGTATAGTCACTTTTTACACGCCCAGTTTCGGCTCTGTCAGGTGTTGCTAGAGATCTAGCGATGATAGCAATTAAAATTGCTCCTGCTGCTGCCGCCACTGCCATGGTAGAACCTGTGTTTGATGCCCAGGCGCCTCCGGCCCACATGGGAGCAACAGCACCAGCAACCGCGCCTAGTATGCCACCTATTTTGGCATAACTTGCTTGATTTTTACCCAATGACCCAGGCACCACAGCAGTTTCGCGTTCGCCGCCAGGTCCACTGACAGTGAATCCTGGTTTGATGTCAGCTTCTGATACTGCACCATTGGCTGCAATTACCTTTTTAATATTGGACATGTTGACATCGGCCATGGTCAATTGTTCAACAGGTTTGCCCAATGTTTGTTCAACGAAATCACTGATTTTTTTAACAAGTCCCGGAGACATTTTTTGCACAGCAGCTTTGGCCGCTTTGGCAACGGAATCTATCATACCCTCATCCAGCTGCTGTGGTTGCTGATTCTCGTTGATAATGTCAATATAACGACGGAAAAGTTCTGTACTCATGTGCAAGTTCCTTTGCTGTATTTATACTAAGTTTAATCATTGTGCCAGGATGTATGAGTAAACCCAACATTGGGCACTGGTCAGGCGTCTTGAATCCTTTTTTCTCGGCTTCATACAGCAGTAACTTGCAGTATATTTTTATTTTTTTTTTTTGATACCTGTCAACTCCAGTATTTGGATGAATCTAATCTATCCCAATATTGTTGGTTGTTGCGGTTGAAGAAATTTTTCACAAGGTACGCTGCCATACCAAAGTAACCCATCTTTTTGAACCTACGACTGTCTTGACCAAAGTAGTGATTGACAATCCGGAATTTCGTGGGGCTGTACTGCCTAGACAAAAAGAAATCCTCAGATGTGGAATACTGTCCAGAAAATCCGCCAAACGCTTCAAACCTATCTCTGCGAGTCAACATAAATGCCCCAACTGCAAATGGACTAAAGTATTTTAAAACATTGTTTATGAGATTAAAAACACCAAAACCAATAGCAGCTTTTATATCATCATCATAGCACTTGATTTTTAGGCCAACCAAATCCAATTCTTTGGATTCAAATATATCAACACAATCTTTGATCACTGTGTTTTCAAAGAAACGAACGTCAGCATCAATAAACAGTATGTATGGCGTTGTGGCCAATCTTGCACCATTGTTTTTTGCCGTTGAAACAGGGCCACCATCAATTATCTCCACATTCAGTTCACCCTTCACGACGTGAATAACTTCTCTTGTGTTGTCGGTTGAACAATCAGCAATGATAATTCTAGTGTCGCCTATGCCTTGCTGGCGTAAATGCCCTAACAAATGTGCAATGTAGTTTTCCTCATTCTTGCAAGGAACCACAATGGTAATTTTTTCACTAAGTTTCATTTCTTTACGCACTTTCCTTCAATTTTGAACTGATTGAACTTTAACCAGTATGTCATACTTTGTAAACTTTGTTCACACTGCACCTTGTCTTGAAAGGTCAACTCAATGCGACCCGGAATGTCTTGAGGATTGTTTGCGTGAACTGCTATCAATATCATCAACCACATCATCTTGCTCCTTGGTCCATGTTACTATTTCCCAACGGCCATCCCAGTGTTCCACCAATGCTGTGCAACTTTCAACCCAGTCGCCGTCGTTCATGTAGACAACACCATCTATTTGTTTTATTTCAGCTGAGTGAATATGACCCACAATTACTCCATCGTATCCACGCTTCTTGCAATAATCTGCTAGATTTCGTTCAAATTGAAATATAAAGTCCACAGCTTTTTTTACTCTGTGTTTCAGGTATTGACTTAGGCTCCAATATCCAAAACCCATTTTGTGCCTGAACCAGTTGAACTTGCTGTTGATCATGAGCACAAAGTCATAGGCCTTGTCTCCAAGAAAACTCAACCAAGGCGCCAGGCGAGTGATGCCGTCAAACAAGTCGCCGTGTGTGACCAAATAATGTTTGCCATCAGCACCTATGTGTTCTATTTGGTTGTGTATTTCTACAAGACCAAATGAGAAACCATACGGTATCATTGGTCTCAAGAATTCATCATGATTACCTGCTATATAAACAACTCTAGTGCCACGCTTGGCATGTCCCAGCACTCTACGAACTACGTTGGTGTGACTTTGTTTCCAGCGCCATTTGTTTTGTTGGATACGCCAGGCGTCAATGATGTCGCCCACAAGATAAAGTGTGTCGCAGGTGTTGTGTTTGAGAAAGTTGTTTAGCTTTTCCGCTTGGCTGTCTTTGGTGCCAAGATGAACATCGCTGACAAAGATTGAGCGATAGGTCTTGGCTGTCATACCAATATTTATTGCTCCGGCAGTGTTGTAATATTACAGAACCGTTACAGGTTCAATAGTTGTGCCAGGATGTATGAGTAAATTCAACATTGGGCACTGTATTTCTACTGATTTGTATAGCCACACGAGTTGATTCAACATTTTCCACTGCGTGTAGAATTGCAGAGTTTATGCACATCCATTGTTGTGCAGGAAAGCACACACGGTCAATTTCCTTCATTGAGTCAAAATTCTTTGGTATGCGATCAGGATCAAACACTGACTTTAGATCGGGACGCACCAGTGGGTATCCATGCTGTTGATACCATGATGTTTCTACCCGACTGCCACCTGTGTCCAAGATGTACATGATGGTGTAGTCTCTGCTGATGTCCACATGTGGTGCAAAGAACGAGCTGTGATCATCATAAACTGCTACCCCACACGGTGCAGGATCTTGATCAAAGTACTGGCGTACCCATTGATCAAATTCCTTACTGATACTGTACCTATGGGACTTGATAGTTTTGACTTCTGCGCCATCACGCAAGGTAAAATTTCGATATTCGTACTCAGCATACCCAGGTCGGTCCAACCAATTGTTAACCTTGACTTCGTGGTTGTTTTTGTTGATTTCCAAACTTGCCCAGGCCGCATCCACAATTGTCTGCGGCAATGGGGGTAAGTCTAGGTATGCGTAAGTAAACGTCACTTTTTGTTTTTTTCTGCTATGCGTTCAAAAATTTGCGCTTCTCTGTTGGCATACTGAGCAGCTCGCTGAGGTCCGTAGTTCAGCACAGTGAGCCCCAACAAATCTTTGAAGCTGGTGTTGGTGGAGTCTTGAACCAGTTTTGACATTTCTGTCACTGCCGCACGATCAGTGTCTTGTCTGGCCCAAACTGCATACCAATTGTGGGTGTAGCTACCACTGAAACCCAGCTCGTTGGCAGTGGGCACAGTTGGCATCTGTGGCAGTCGACGATCACCAAATACCAACACTGGTCTCACCTGCCCATTGTTGAAGGACGGACCAATTCCAGTGTAGGCCAGTACACCATATTCAGTGTGCCCGGGCAACACGTCATTGACCATGGGCGCCAGACCTTTGTAGGGAATCAAATTGAGTTTGGTGGGCCACTTTAGATCATTGAGCCATATTTCGCCTTGATTGGCCACGCCCACGTTGATGATGTCTTGGTTTCGGATCTGTTGTCGGATCTTGGAGTCGGAGCCTGTGCCACTGACAAACATCACATATGGACTTTCACCAATCAGCGCCACTGGCATAAATTCTCGATAAGTGTTGGTGCCCAACAATGCTGGCCCAACTACAAATCCAGCTTCGGCAACAATAAATGTGTGATTGTCGTTGGGTCTATTCAACACATGTGTGGTGGCAACTGCTATGGCCGCCCCGGGCATGTACTGAACTTCAACTGGAACTGTGACTTTGCTTTGAAAGTCTTTTTGCATGGCTCTTGCAAATCTATCAATAAGCCCACCGGGTGGATATGGAACAATAAGCGTAATGGACTTAGTCGGCCAGGCCAGCGCAGACACAGAAATCAACATGGTCGTGATAAAGGCTAACAGCTTTTTCATATATCCTCAAAAAGTAATTGTTGAACAAAAGCACTGCTAGAGTGCTTTTGTCTAGAGACAGTAACAGGGATGGCTCCCACGTTGCTGTTTATTGATGTTGTTGAATACTTTCGACCAATCCAGGAGTGAATGTGTCGCGGAATTGATCATACACACCGCTCAGTGCAGCCTTGGCAGACTCACGTTGCTGTTGTGTCCACTTTACAATGTTGGCGCCTTCTTCTTCCACAAGACGCTGTTCGGCACGAGCACCATCACGAATGGTTTCAGCACGCTCTTCGCGTCCAGCCAGCACAGCAGCTTCCTTGATAACGGCTTGAACCTCAGGGCTCAGGCTATCCCAAAAGCGATCGCCAATGATCATTGATGTAAGGAACAAACTGTGACCAGTGTCAATTACTGACTTGGTGACTTCGTTTTGACGCAGTGGGTACACACGTGGGTAGTTGGTTTCGCCGCCTTCAGCTTCACCGTCAACCACCACCTGACGCAGGTCTTCTACTTCGGCCACAACAGGCTTCATGCCCAGTGCAGAAATAGTTGCTTGTGCAACAGGGTTACGGTTTGAACGAACTGGTGTGCCGGCAAGTTCTTCAAGAGTGCTGACTCGCTTGTTGGAAATCATTTGACGGAAACCGCCTGAGTATGTGAAACTCAAGCCACGTACATTTGACTTGTCTGTGAGCTTGGCCAGCAGTGCTTCTCCAACTTCGCCTTCAAGCACACGACTAGCATGATCGTGATCCTTGAACAAGAATGGTAGATCAAATACCAGGAAGTCTTGTTCATACTTCTCAGCAAGCCATGTAGTATACATTTGGCTCATTTCAATTTTGCCTGCTTCCATGAGATCCAGCAAATCGTGTTTGGTAACAACGACGCCATCGTTATAGCGTTGGCTGTACTCACTGAGAGTCATGATCTCAACTTCGATTTTGTGCTCGCTTTGTTGTTCGTTTACACGGCGCTCAAAGTCTTCAGCAGCTCGGAGGAAAAGATTCAAAGGTTCATGGGCAATGACCCAGCGAATTTTAGTAGTTTTACTCATTTTTATATCCAAAATTAGGTAGTTTAAATGTGCTTGCGAGCATGCTCGCTACGGTTGGCGTTCTAGGCATAACATGCTAGTAAAGGAGTCGCTACTCCAGGCGTCTTTGACCCGACGTCGATCACTTGATCGGCGCTGCCACTTTTATTTAGTCAGTGACACGCCTTGACTCAAACGTTTCCACAGCGCCACCTGTGAATCAAACCAAATTTGTGTGGCCGAAGTGTTGATGTTGCTCGGATCACAGTAGTCCACTGAATAGGCACGCTGTACTTTATCTGTTCGGGCGGCTTGCAGTACCAGTCCGCGCAGTTCTTGATACTGTGCTTCGGGCATGGTTCTGGGTACTTGCAAACTGTGCATGTTGACCACTTCACCCACGCCAGCAAAGCCCTGACTTTCCAATGTGGTAATACCGCGTACTACTTTTCGACCACTAATACCCAAGGCATTGAGATCACCGCGATCCAAGAAACCTTCAACTTCGCCCAAGAATGCCACACTGAGATCAATGTTACCCGAGATGGCATCGATGCTGGCTTCACGTGTGCCTTTGTAGGGCACCGGAGTGGCGTTGGGATAGCGTTTGACAATTTCCATGGCCATGAGGTGCGAAGTAGCACCCAAACCAGAAATACCAATGCTGAGCTTTTGATTGCGGTCAATTTCACGCCAACTACGATACTTCTTGCTCACAATCAACATGGGCGCTGCGCATTGAGTCATCAGCGGCCGGAAGTCACTGACTCGATGACTTTCATCAGGATAAAAGTTGGGACGCACAAAAAATGCTGTGCTTGCGGCCAGCACAGTGTTTGGTGTAGCTGCTACATACTTGGCACCAATGGTTGCACCTGCGCCAGGCTTGTTTTCCAGGATGAAATTGTATTTCTTTTGACCGGCGTTGAGTTCTTCCACCAGGCTGCGACTGTATTGGGCCTGTGTGTCGCTCATGCCAAACGGCCAAACAATAGAAATAGTTTGCTGTGCTTGTGAAGCCAATGATGTAACTACAAATGCAGCGGTAATTAGAAGTTTTTTCATTTGAGATTTCCTTGTATGATATCTGTGTTGACAAAGTCAGCGGGGCCCAGGTCATAGAATGTGTCCATGAACCCCACAAAGCCCACTGGCCGGCCCAACTCATATGTAAAAAATTTGGGATCAATTTTGTCTACCATGTGTTGCACCCCGGCCTTCCACACTTCGTAGAAACGTGTTTCTGTAAAGTTTTTAAAGAACCACCAGCCCATTTCGCTGTAGAAGTTGTTGGTGCTTTTCATGGTTTGCCATGTTGTGGGATCGTAGTCCTCATAGATCAGGGGACGAGCAATTTGTTCGTAGGCATTGCGCTGTGCAGGACTGTGATTGGGCCAGCGCATCAAGAACTGCAAGTGCTTGGTGTGTGGCAATTGGAACCAGTTGCGGATTGTGTGAGCCTGCTTGATCACAATCTCAGGAATGTCTGGTTGCCAGTAAAAATATTCTGTGGTCAAGTTGGTGTAGGGACCAACAGTGGCCTGGCTGTGGTTGGCCTGAATGTCCAAGAAGTACAGGTACCAACGGCCATCCCGGATACAAATCTTGGGTTTGTCAATGCCATACAACACACAGATACTCTTGCCCGACTCTGCCAGTTGCTTGTGGCCGTCCATGCCCAAGGGATCATGTTTGAATGTGTGTTCAGGGTGCAGGTAATCTCTAGCACGTTCTACCCATGACTCGTCTCCCCGGTAGTCAAGAATGTTTTGACTGAAGTCGTGCATGGTAATTTTTGTGTTGGGATGACTCAACGCTAACTTTTGCAACACAGGCTTGGCTGCAAAGTGCCACTCGCTGAGAGTGTTTTCTGCTTTCATGTTCTTGGCATCGGGGCCAAGATTTTTATCGCCCTGTGCTGGATAGCGAAAAACCACTTCGTCAATGTGAATACCGTTGTTGATAAAACTGTACAACACTGTGGTTGAATCTGAGCCGCCACTGAACTCCAGTCTGATGTAATCGTATCGATCTCGAAGTTGTTGGGCCCGCATGCGATACAGTTCACGCAAACTGGTCTGGGGCTCTACAGTAGTATCTATCTTGCTGTAGACATCTCTGTTGAAATTAAAATGAGGGAAATGCCCTGTGGTAGTTGCTTCCAACAGGGCCTGCGGTTTGCTATAAAAACGTTTGTCGCCTACAGTGTAAAAACCTAATCTTGGATTTTGTTCTAGTTCAATCATTGTTGTTGTCTTCTACTACTTTCCAACCTAACTTCAGTAGGTCTCGGCGGATTTCGTCTGTGACCTCGCTTTCACTCACAAAGTTTTTTTGGTACCAATCGTATTTGACACGTTGTTCTTCAGACATAGCTGCCAATTCAGATTCCGAAGCATTGTTGCGAATACCTGTACAGTACCAGTCAATGTAGTCGCCTTGTTCACGCATGTCGGCCACAATGCCGCCAGCATAGCGCCACGAACACGAGTAAGTCTCGCCCTTGAGCAGGGGCCATACGTCTAGCTTTTGAAAGTCGTTGTTGCACATGGCTGCGTACAAGTTTTGAGCGTACTCTTCTCTGGCCTTGGCTTTGTCGCAAATCCACTGGGTGCTGCGCAAGTCGTATTCTAGATTGTTCTTTTGCCACTCGGGATCGGCTTCTTGTTGTTTCTTTTGGTCCCGGACTACCAACTCAATGTCAAGAGCTTGCTGTACAGATTCAGCAGTGTTGGGATCGCAACCGTCTTCGATGGCGCGTTCAACGGCACATTGACGATGAAAAGTTCCACGTTGGGCACTGCTATTCATTGTTGTCGCTGTAGATTTGCCCATGCCAACCACTGCTTGAATGCAAGATATACAGCCTCGGCTTCTTGCTCATCTGCAGGTACACGCACCCCACGAACATAAAAACCTTGTTTGGTTACCCGGAGCATTTCATCGCCGCCGGTAATGTGCATGGCAATCGCAGCCTCTTCATAAGGCGCATAAATTTGAATTGCCCCGTCGCTAAGTCCCGTGTCTTGCATGTTGTCAGTCATATATATCCTTTGGTCCGGGGTAGAGGAATCGAACCTCTATTAAGGGCTTAGAAGACCCGTGTATTATCCATTATACGAACCCCAGAATTGGTGCGCCCACTAGGACTTGAACCTAGGACCAATGGATTATGAGTCCACTGCTCTGACCAACTGAGCTATAGGCGCGTTTATATATTATAACAAAAAAGTTATTTAACCGTCAAGTTATTTTTGAGATTTTACGTCACCAACGAGATCAACCAAACATAGGTCAAGGCATGCAAGAATTGATCCAGGCCCAACAACCACCAGAACTGCTCATGTGTTGCAGCATTCCAACCCATTCGAGCATTGAAATTTGTTTTGACCCAATCAATGTGATAGTGGATCACAGTATCTGCCCAGGCCAACCAGGGTGCAGCCATGGGAGCATACCACGCAAAACAAATCCAAGTACCGATGCCGTGTAGGCCTGCATGCAGAAGTCCGCCAGGATGCAAATAAGTACCTTTGTTGCTGTATTGATATCGACGTTGCAGAAGAAAATCCACTACAAAGTGTTTGGAGAACAACGCAACAACAAGCCACAGAGTTGTATTCATTGTTTCAACTTGGTTGGTCCTGCTCAATTCCAAAGTGTTTTCGAATCAGTGCTTGGGGATGTACAACATTACCGCTGGCGTCTAACGCTACTTCTACATTGTCAGTGAGAATCTTGCAACATTGTTGCACAACCATCTCGCCGAACCGTTGCTGTAGGGCGGCGTTAACGTTGGGGTAGTGACTACCCCCTGCGGCAAGACTTAGTTCTGCAAATCGTTCTAGCAGTGGTATGTTATTCATTCATGTCTCCTTTGAGACTGTGCCAAAGTTTGGGGTCGGTACCCAGGTAAATTTTGTATTTGATATAGTTACGCCAACGTGTGATTTGATTGGTCTTGCGCTCAACAAAGTTGAACATTGCGTCGCGAAACCACAATGGGTTAACAACTGCCAACAGCATGACCAAGGCCAACGGTGGCATTAGCACAGCCACAGTGATCCAATGAAATGTCATGGCTCTATAAAATCGTCCGCCTTGGGGAGTGAGTGTGATCTCTTTGTTCATTGCGGAATCTTTCGGCATTCAAAAACACCAGGGGACATTCGTTTCTCTCGTACCATTTGGTTCATGTTTGCGATCATAGAGGTTTTGACCTTTTCACATTCCTGTAGATCACGAAATCGACTGATGTTTTCTATGTGGGAGCTCGGAGGTCCTGTGTTAATCACAATCAAAACGGTAAAGATCAGTTCGTACATTCCTCAACTCCAAAATGTTTTTCCATTCGTCTTCCGGCACTGAATCCATCTGTGCTGGTTCGAGAAATTAGCACACATTCCTGCACAATCAACTCGGCGTGCTTTCCTGCAACCACACCTTGAAAATACGTGGTGTCAGCATGTTCTTTGCCAATTGAGGTGTAAGCAAACTCAATGGCCTGTTTATACAGCTCTATGGCTCGTTCATTCATATTCATAGTCCTCGGTTTCGTAGCTGCCAGCAGTTTCGATCTGCACATGACCAAAATGGATCAAGCCGTGATCTTCGCTCACTTCAAACGGTGCATCAAACTCCACAATGGCACCCAGTTGTTCGATGTCCGCATAGGTGTTGTCGCGAATGTCTTCCACGCGGATGCAACCAATGCTGCCAGAATCCACTGAGTGACTGGTGCTGATATTGCTTTGATAAGCGCCATCACCGTAGGCTGTGCCAAAGCTGGCAAAGCGGCGGCCATCCTTCAGCACAAACTCGCCGTTGACGTCGCGGACCACCTGGTCCAGAGGGAAAAACAAGTCACAGACTTCGTGCCATTCATCGTGCATGACATAGCACAAGTCACCAATGTAATAACGTCCAGCGGGCATGGTCATGATCAACCCCAATCCTTTTTGTCACCATGTTGTTCATTGTAATTGAAACCTGCGGTGTAGGCCACAATTTCTTCAGCAGTCATATTGGCTAATTCTACACGCTCACTGCCGTAGGTGTCACCTCGATAGTAGTGAGGTTCAAAACCGCGATGGTAGTAGCTGTCGGCAGACCCGCGATCAAACGCACCGCCATGGCGTTGATCATATTGCGTGTCACTTTTTTGTGCAATCATTATGCAATCTCCAGTTCAGTTGCGGGGTAATCAATGCGGCCATCATACTCCAGTTGATCCTGCTCATACTGAGTAAGATAGTCGTCGGCCACCAGTTGCCAGTCCAGGATGTGCTCGCGATAAGCATCGCTGTCGTGCTCGATTCGACCGCAAACCTGCTCCACCAACAAGCCCGGGGCCACAGTCAGGGGATCAACTCCACGGATCACATATTCGTTGCCGCCCTTGGCCTTCCAGTAGGCATCGTCGCCGGTGCCCAGGCTACCGTCCTCGCGCCAGGCATAGTTTTCGTAAACTTGGGTGGTGATCAGCAGTTTCATTTCAGCTCCTTGTTTCTTACTATGCTTCTATTATAGCAAATTGGCAATTATTGGTCAACCGATTTCACACGCACATCGGTGTTGAGTGTGGGCCGATGTGCACGGATTAGCTCACGCTCAAAATTGTGTGCTAAAGTTTTACCGCGCAACACAGCCAAAACGCTTACAGTAAAAGCACCAACACCACGCTCGCGCAGAGCTTCATACAGTGCCCAGCTCTTGTCTTCACTGCGGCTACGATACAGGTGCTTGCGGCAACGAGTCATCACGCTGAGTTTCACAGTGGAAGCAGTCTTGGCAGTGACACCGATGTAGAAGTCCGAGCCCGAAGTGAGCATGTAAACAATGTGAGTACGATCCAAACGCTTTTTTCTTGTCATGTGTATATTATAGCAAATTGGCAATTTCGGGTCAACCAAAATTAGGTGTTGTAAAAATACTACAAAAGTATTACTTTTTGGGTTACAAAATCGGGATTGTGTAAACTATAATTGAATATTTGGTCAACCAGCATCTTGACCCTATAAGTACAGCGATGACAATAGATACCCCAACCATTATCCACAAAGGAGAAATTTGGCAAAAAACTCAGTGCAGGTCACAAGAAGAACAGCTGGTCAATAATATCTACCTGATTTTGCAAGCAAACTATTTTGAAAAAATAACAGAAATCAGTTATACTAGATCTGTTTGGCAACGAGAAAATCGCAAGGTTGTGGTAAGTTTGGTTGATGACTTTTGGGATTGTGCACCGGATCAAGCTCGGGAAACACCTTACCTATTTGATCGTCAAACACTGGTAATTACTGATAATTTTATAAATTGTCCTACATTGTATCGCTTGCATCAACTGGCGCCAAGTTTTTATGGAATCTACTATTACGAGCCCAGTAACACTTCATGGTTACCGGATCGCGATTATTCTTTTGCTGTTAACCGACTGGACTACAAACGCATGCAGATTCTTGCCGAAGTGCATCAACATTTGAAATTCGGCGTTGGTTATGTAAATTTCAATTGCGATATTGGTGGTCGATATCCGGCAGACCAACAAACCAAACAACAGGCATTTTTGGATCAAGCACGGATTTATGCTGGCTCGCCAGCCGAAGAAAAAACATTTTCAACCCTGGCCCACATGATGCCATTGAAAAACTATGACATTGAACATGACAACATCTTTACTCGCAGTTGGCTCAATCTTGTGGTTGAAACCTACAGCAGCGACAATGTGATAAGCTTCAGTGAAAAAATATTTAGATGCTTGGTGACGCCGGCCCCTTGGGCAGTGTATGCAGGCCGGTACGCTGTGGCACGCCTTCGGCAATTGGGCTTTGATGTGCTGGACGATATAGTTGATCACAGCTATGACGGCCTCATGGAAATGCAACACAAAACAACAAACTTTGCTCTTCAAGCTCGGAACACCATAGCCAAATTAAAAACTCAAGATTGGCACAGTGTTCGATCACGCTGTGAGTCTGCGGCATTGCACAATCGAAAACTCTTGGTAGAATTTTCGCAGGCCTGGCAGCAACAAATACCAGCTTGGTTGGATCAACTTGGTCAGGACATGGCATAATGTGCGGCATATTGTTTGTTGAAAGTCGGCATGCAATTCCTTTAGAAAAACATCTTGAAGCCCTGCAGATCTTGCAGAGTCGCGGCCCTGATTTCACACGCTACGAACATCGTGGCAATCAGTTTGTGGCACAAACAGTGTTGCATGTCACAGGCACAGCAGATTTCTACAACAGAACTGGCAATGATTTCTTTGCCTACAACGGTGAAATATACGATTTCCTTTGGTATGGTAGATACAGCAACGACATTGAATTGGTGTATCACGCGGCGCATCGAGATCACAGACTGTTCCGTTACTTTGAAGGGCCTTGGGCATGGGTACACACTGACTTTGATCGAGTGATGTATGCTAGTGATCCACAAGGCGAGCATTATTTGTATCGTTATCAAGACGATGACATTGTGATTGTGTGCAGTGAGGTTGCACCCATACTGTGTTATATCAACACAGTCAAGGTGCCTGTGCTGTATGTCAACAAGTCATGGACCTTGCAACAACAAACACCTTGGCAGGGCATTGAGCGTCTTGAACCTGGTAGGCTATACATCAATCATGAGGCCGACACAAGCCTAGATGACATTTGGTCTTGGATCAATCCAAGGCAAGATCTATCTTTTGAAGACGCCTATCGGGAATTTGATTCCATATGGACCAGAGCCATGCGCATCATCAAACCTGAGTGTGCGACTGTTCTCAGTTATTCAGGAGGATTGGACAGCAGTATTATTTTGCCAGATCTCAATCCATCACAGTTGATTGTGACCAACATGACTGGCAAAGATCCCATAGCCGACCGTGTTAAAGAATTCCTAACACCCAAACAACAACAGAGATTGACCCAAGTACACATAGACTATGAACAGTATGCACAACATTATCTAGCTGTGATTGATCGTACTCGCATGCCGGTTCAAAGCTGGAGCTACGTGGGCAAATGGATAGTGGCACAGGCCTGCCAGGCACGAGTGTTGTTTTCGGGCCAAGCAGCCGATGAGTTGTTTGGCGGGTATGATGTGTACAGAAATATTTCCTATACCACCGAGCACTCGACCAGTCCCTACAGTTTGCACATTGATTCTGACACCTGGCAAAAATGTCTAGCAGTTTACAACAACGATCCGCGACAGGCCACATTGTTGGCCGACTACTGGTGTCAAATAGTTGGGTCGGACGGTCCGGGTAGTGACCGTATTGGTGGTGCACACGGCATAGAAACACGCAACCCATTTCAACTCAAAAGTGTCATGACATTTGCTTTGAACTTGCCCTGGGAGTTCAAAGTCAGCAATGTTGGTAAACCCTTGATAAGAAAAAAATTCCTGGAGCGTTGGCCTGAAGATTTGGTATTGCCCAAGATGGGATTTGCCGGACATGCCAATGACTCGCTGCCTTGGTTGGGGGTAGAGATTGACTCAACCGGTGATCGGCATCGTGATTGGCAACAAATAGCACAAAAAACTTTTTACAAACACGCTTGATATTGTGACCAATCAATCACTTGGTCAAACCATTCAGGGGTAAAATTAACTTCTGGATGTACGGCAAAATATTTGGTCATCATACCAACTGCTTGATCTTCACCGGGCGTGACTGATCGTGTGCGTGAACTGTTATACTCATACCAGTCTATGCCATAAGGTGCATCAGCATCGGTTAGTCTAAACAAGAACTCTTGGCCAGATTCGGCGCCACACAATTCGGCAAATCGATCAAATGTGTCAACTGGTTCAAGATTACTATACAAGTGCGCACGGCAAGCATGAGTTGAAATAAACGCCGATACTGTGCGTATTTCGGGTATGCGTTCAAGGCAACGCAGTCTTGAATCACCATTGCCAGATTGAAAAGAACCATCTCCTAGATCTTGTATTAACCAAGGCTTGACTATGCCCTGTCTGCGTATATCGTGTATCCACATGTTGAGTTTGACCAAATTGGCAATGTCATAAAAACATTTAGGATTGGTTAAAAATGCATGAGTGCCTTGTGTTTGTCGGCCATGATTGGCCCAAGCACACAGATCTGCTAGACGTTGGGCAGTTGATATATGATCAAATCTGGATTGTGGGTTCCAGAATAAACAATGCTGACCACCATGTGCGGCCTTAAATATTACATCGCTTGGACCAGGATACTGAACTTGTTCTAGGGGGTTATTCCAATACATACCATACTTATATGATAGAAATCTTTGGCCCAACATATCGCTACAACGGCGAGATCTTAACTGAACCTGAAATAATTTATGTTAACGATCATCACTATGATGAAGAAAATCATTGTTTTCATGTGAAAACTTTGTTGGAAAACAGCACTTGCGACCCCCATAAACACTTGGTGGTATTTGATCATATCAACCATGATGACGAATTGGCTGAATACAATATCTTGTGTATGCCTATATTTTTAACTGCCGAAGCCAAAGAGTTTGAAACAAGAAACATACAACCCAATTGGAACAACAAACATTATGCTTTCAATTTCATGATCAACAAACCCAGGCCCAACAGAGAGTTCTTGTTGGTGTTGATCAAACACTTTGGGCTAGACAATTACACCTATTCGTTGTGCTGGAAAAAAACCGATATCAATCGCGCCAAAATGTTGGCCAATACCAATTCAGATTGGTACAAACAAATTATAAACAACACCCAAGTTGACATTCCAGAAAAATCTTATGCGTTCGGACACGAAGTTTTTTTAGATCAAGGACTTAAATCCGGACAAATCAAGAATATGGAAAACTATGCTGGGCTGTTGAAAGATACACTGTTTGAGCCCAGTTGCGTGAGTCTAATCACTGAACCCAGTTTCTATGAACGTGAAACACTCAAAACAGAAAAGACCATTATGGCTATCTATGGCGGAACTATACCGATTTGGGTAGGCGGTTGGGCCATACCTGAAAGTATGCGCCGCCTGGGGTTTGATGTGTTTGATGATATAGTAGATCATAGTTACGAACGCATGGTAGATCCTTGGGATCGCGCCTACTATGCTGTAGAAAAAAATCTACATCTATTGCGTGACGTTGACCGCACTCGAAAGTTTATACAAAATAATCGGGCTAGATTTCAACATAATCTTGATCTAGTGCATCGCAATGTGTTCATGGAAGATCTTGTAGAAAAAATCAACCGATATGATGCAAAGACTCAACGTGTGCTCAGAGAAATTTCTCGAGGTTTCAGATTTAGATTGTTTAATGATTATAAATTGCTAGGTGATATATTAGGCAGGCCTGGTCCACCGATTGAAGAAACAAAGAGATGGGGTTAAAGTCTCTCAAGATAGCGTAAAAACTTTTCCAAGTCGCCATACATGGCATACATGATGGCTTGTTGACTGCCGAATATAATTAGTTTGGGAGTTTTACCGACTTTGAGATAGTAGGGACAATCCAGTTTTCGATTCAAGGTCATCAGCAAACCGGGACTCAACATTTTTGTAAAATCAAACTGGTATTGTTCAATGGACAAAAATTTAAAAGTATCATACCCAGATATACTCAATCTCAATCCACCATCATTTCGCAAATCTTGCCACCACGACTTTAACGCCCATTCAAAACTAGGCCGATCATCTACTGGCAGTTGATTTAACAGTTGTTGGGTAAGTTGTTGTTTATCGGGCATCGGGGTATACCTGCGCCCCCTGCGTCAACAGCACCACTGTGAACTTGTCAGTCTTGAATTGTGTGTTGAGTTTTTTGGCCAAGTTTCTGGCATGCCCGGGATTGGAAAAACTTACTTTTTTGTATTTGGGTCCGGGGTATTGTGTGAGCATGTTTGATGTTTTCAAGTTAATGGGCTTGGTATCAAAAAACACAGCCCACACTCCCTCGGAGGCCAACACTTGCTCGGTCTTGTAAGTTGCTTTGTCAGTGTGCTCGATCAGCACCGTTGGCTTGGGTCTACTCATCGTTATCTCCGTAGTTTATTTATCTCAAAAACTACGTGCTTTTAAAACCACCACCACTCATCTCCACTGTGACAGTTTCTTCGCGACTGGCCGAATTGCGCATACTTTCCAAGGTCAACAACAGTTTGGTAATGTCCCCGTGTAGGTCTTTGGCATCACGCAAGGTCATTGTGAGGTCACGTTGGCCACGACTTTCTGCAGCCTTGATTGTATCCACAAAACGATTGATATGTAGACTCATTTCAAGAAAATTTCTTCATGAAATGTGTTTTACTGAGATACTGCTCAAGTTCAGGTGGAATCCATCCCTGTGGCTTGAGTACTTTGCCATCTTCACGCTTTCGAACCTTGCCGGTGTCTCGATCGATCTTGGCAAAGTTTGTGCGCATGACTTCCTTCCATGCACCTTCGCCGTCGGCACCCAGGCTGTGAATAGCACCAATTGTGACCACCAAGATGTCAATCAGGGCATCTAAGTCGTCTTTGGCTGTGGTACTGGCCACAAGTTCATCAAATTCTTCTCTAATGAGGTTACAATACATTTGGTATTGTTGTTCATTGAACTCGCCTGTGGTTTGATCACAGGCCTTCATGAATTTTTCTTGATCACGAAACGGATTGGTCATTGGCTTGCTCTTGAGTTTGAAAAGGACCTTGGTAAGCATAACGCTCCAAGGCAATAAGTTTGGGGTGTTGCACCACTCGCCACTTGCGATGTTGTTTGACCCGGTACCAGCCTGCTGCGAACCAGGACTTAGATTTTTCTTCTTTGGTAAACAACGGTAATTTATGTTTGACATCCCACAGTGGATTGAACACCGCACCCATGACCTCGTGTCCATACACCATGTTTGCCGGCTGTGGCGTTGCTGTTTCAGCTGGCTCGAATTGGATGTTTATGGCATCGCGAGCCATTTTAATGGTTTGATATTTTGCTACACTGTCTAGGATTTTTATTGTGCAGTTGCCGTTGTCAGCAACTTCAAGTTGGCCAATCTTGCGATTATCCTTCTTGAGTATCCAATACTGATTCTCTACTATGGGTTTGGCTAGTATCATCTAGTACTCCTTTATATGTTTCGTTGAGCCATCGACTGACTTGTTCGGCGTTCTCACTGAGTTTGGTCAACTCATACCGGCCACAGAATCGCATGAAGTGAACTCCAACTTGTCCAACGTCGCGATGACTGACTTGCTCACGAATGCATTGGTCAACCACGGCCTTGACATCATCGGGTTGCGCAGTAAGGTCAACCAAGGTCCGATTGCGTTCGTAATCATCCTTGACTCGGTGTTCTGCACCATTGTGGTCAGTCCAACGTTGTAGCATCAGATTGTTCCAGTTGTAGCCTTTATTACCGCGATCCGCGTAGGCTTCACGGAGACCAACCTTATTCTTTGTTCCCTTCTCACGTACTCCCGGATATGCACTAAACACATTGTCGGAGGTGTCCCCACGCATGCACTTTTCAAATAGTAGCCATTGGGGGTCCGGAGTGATTTTTGGTTGTTTAGTTTTCTTATCAACGACAGGGTTGCCTTTGGCATCAAATATACCTTCCAGGGTCAGTAGTTCGTCCGTGATACCGTTGTATTGTTGTACATTGGCAGCCAGTAACTGCACAAAGTCAGTGTCTGAGCTTACAATTGTGTGTTCATCTTGGGGGTGTAGTGCAATCCAACGTGCAATGACGTCATCTGCTTCGGCGGTGGCGCAGCGGACGACGCTACAGTTTGTTCGAGTAGACAAGTATTTAGTCAGCTCATCATAGGTTTCCCAAAACAGCTTGTCTTCTTCTGCTTCAGTTTCCGTCATTGCACCACGTGCCACAGCACGGTTTTTCTTGTAGGGTTCGTAGAAGTCCTTGCGCCAGCTACGCCCTTCTAGTGCAAAAATCACATGATCTGCTTGGAATCTACGAGCCACTTTGTTGGCGGCCATAATGGTCACATGCAGGGCAAAGCCCAATTTGGTCCATGTGTCACTGGCACGATGTGCACTGTGCCTGGCACGGAAAAACATGTTGGCAGTGTCAATCAGCAGATATTTCATTGGGTGCAATCAGGTTGTTATCGTTGATGTATTGTAACACA